CAGATGTAAAGATGCCCCTATTAATTCAGTGTGTCAATCAGGACTATGTAGAACAAAAAAGTTTGGTGTTGGCTATGGTGAAGAAGAGATGCCATCACTTGGTAGTTTAACTAAATATACATCTAAACCACCACAATGGTTTTTAGATGTTAATGCTTCAAGAATAGAATTAAAATCAGAACAACTTTATAATCCTGGTATGTTTGCTTTAGCATGTTTGGATCAAGCAAATTTAATTATACCTGTATTAAAACCAAAAGATTGGAAACAATATTATTTAAAACCTTTGATGCAAAATATTCAAGAGGTAGAACCACTACAATCATTAGATCCAATGAATGAAATTACAGCATTACTACAAGACTGGACAACTAATAGACAGAATGCAAGAACATTAGATGATATATTTAATAAACTTCCATTTACAGATAATAAAAGACAATTCACTTATTTTAGAATGGAAGACTTTTATACATTTTGTAAAAAGAATCATTGGGAATTAGATAAAACAAAAACAGGAAACTTAATCAAACAATTAGATGTGTTTCTAGATGAAGTAAGAATGGAAATTAAAAAGCAACAACCAAGACTAATAAAAATTAAAACAATGAAAAAGGTTGAAGCATCTATTTCACAAACAAAATATCAAGAGGAGCATTTCTAATGGCTTCAATAACAGGAATTAATTGGAGTTTAGTTTATAGAAAAAAAATTGATAAATTAAACAAAGACATAGAAAAATTAAGAAGAGAAAATCTTCTTATGAAAAGAAGATTAGCTAAATATGAAAAAACCATGAGAATGGTTTATCATTACAACAGAAAAGACAAAAATGAAAACGATAATATTAGGACCTCCGGGAACGGGTAAGACAACAACATTACTAAACTTGGTTGATGAGTTTATTCAACAAGGTATTAGGCCAAGACAAATAGGTTATTTTTCTTTTACGAAAAAAGCTGCAAATGAGGCTGCGACTCGAGCTGCAGAAAAATTTGAATTGGACAGAGATAATGATTTAGAAAACTTTAGAACTTTACATTCTTATGCATTTAAAATGTTAGGTATGACAAAAGAAAAGATGATGTCTAATTCAGATTACAAAGAATTTGGAGAAAAATGTGGTATTCCAATTAAGACAGCAAAGTATTCATCTGATGACGGCACATTTAATTCTGATAATGAGTATTTAACTATCATTAACACAGCAAGAGTTAAGAGAATGGATTTATTAGAATACTATGATTCAAGAAGAAACATTTTAGATATTGAAAGAGGTACATTATATTTAATTGCGGAAGAATTAAAAAGATACAAAGAAGAAAAAGGTTTGCATGATTTTACAGACCTGTTAGAAAAATTTATTGAAAAAGACATACAACCTAAATTTGAAGTATTGTTTATAGATGAAGCACAAGATTTATCTTTATTACAATGGGATATGGTTAGAAAGATATGGAAAAATGCAAATAAAACTTACATAGCTGGTGATGATGACCAAGCTATTTTTAAATGGGCTGGCGCAGATGTAGATCATTTTATAGCTTTAAAAGAGGAGGTAGATACTATTAAGACTTTAGATCAGTCTTATCGTATACCAGGTGGACCTATTCATGAACTTTCACAAAGAATAATAAGTAAAGTACAAAATAGATTTGATAAAGAATATAAACCTAGATTAGAAGTAGGTATTCTAAAAAGATATTCTGATGTAACTCAAGTAGATATGTCGGAAGGAAATTGGTTAGTATTATCTTCTGCTAATCATTTTTTAGATGATGTTAAAGAATTATGTGAGTTACGAGGTTGGTACTATCAATACAAAGGAATGAACTCCATTAAACTTAAATTGTTATTAGCATTACAAAATTGGGAATCTTGGAGAAAAGGTTCTTTGCTTACGCACATAGAAATAAAAAATATTTATGAATATCTTGGCGCAAATGTAGCAGACGGATTTAGAACCGGTAAGCTATTTCATTCAGAGGAAAAATATACAATGAAAGAATGTCAAGAAAAATATGGACTTCTTACTGATAAAGTTTGGTACGAATCTTTTGAAGGGTTAGACACTATTACAGAAAATTATATTCGTAATATGCGTGCCAATGGCGAAAAGATAAATGCAAACCCTAGAATAATAATGTCAACAATACATGGAGCAAAAGGAGGAGAGGCCGATAAGGTATTGGTGCTACAAGATATAACTAATGCAGCTGTAGAAACATTTCAATATGATCCCGATGAATTACATCGGTTATTTTATACTGGAACAACTAGAGCTAAAAAAGAATTACATATTGTAGATCCAAAAAACTTTGATCGAGCATACATAATATGAAATGTTTTTATTGTAATTTTGAAGTTAGGTGGAACAATGATTTTGATACGGAAGACACATTTCCTGATTCAGAATATGAAATTGTTAGTATGTATCAATGTGATGAATGTGATACGTGGTACGAAGTATTTCATCATAAAAAAGGAGAAAAAAAATGACAGACAAAAGTATGTTTAAAGAAACAGCATATGATTCTTTAGAAAAACAGATAGGCGGAAAACATTATAGTATGAAAATTCAACCAGCATACTTTATAAATGAAAACAAGTTGCTTTTCGCGGAGGGGAATGCTATTAAGTATATTTGTAGGCATTCTAAAAAAGGAGGAGAAGAAGATATAAAGAAAGCTATACATTATTTAGAAATGATTCTTGAGAGGGACTACTCATGAATTTTATGATGTTAATTACTATTGTAATATTAATTAATTATTTATTTTTAATAAAATGAATACAGCAAAATGTATTATATGTGAAAAAAGAAATATTGTTTTTGATTGTTTGTATTTTTGCAAACAATGTTACAAAAACATAAAAGGAGAAAAAAATGAAAAAATTAAAAATAAAAAACAAAATATTACAAATAATGGATAAAACAAATGCCTAGAACAATTCAACCACCTTTATTTGCTCCCGAAACAGAATGGGTTAAACCCGAAGAACTAAAAGATTTATCACACTATAAAGAAATAGCTGTAGACTTAGAGACATGTGATCCGGACCTAACGACACTTGGATCGGGGAACGTGGTTGGTCGAGGTCATATTGCTGGTGTTGCCATAGCTGTTGAAGGCTGGGCTGGATATTTTCCTATTGGTCATGAACACGGAGACAATTTAGATAAAGGTTTAGTTTTATCTTGGCTTAAAGATGTTTTTAAAAAAGAAGATACAACATTTATTTTTCATAATGCAATGTATGATGTGTGTTGGTTAAGAGCAGCAGGTATTCAGATAAAAGGAAAAATAGTTGATACTATGATTGCAGCATCATTAATAAATGAAAATAGATTATCATACAGATTAGATTCACTTGCAAAAGAATATGTTGGTATTGGTAAAGATGAAAAAGTTTTACAAGAAGCAGCGAAAGCATGGACCATTGATGCAAAAAAAGATATGTGGAGATTGCCTGCAATGTTTGTAGGTCAGTATGCAGAAAGAGATGCTGAATCAACTTTAAAACTTTGGCAAAGATTACAATCTGAATTGTATGCGCAAGAATTATTTGATATATTTAATTTAGAAACAAAATTATTTCCTTGTTTAGTAGATATGAGATTTAAAGGTGTGAGAGTAAACCTCGAAAAAGCCAATAAAATCAAGGAAAATTTGATATCTCAAGAAAAAAACATACTTCACAAAATTAAAAAACTAACTAACATAGATGTAGAAATATGGGCAGCGGCTTCTATTGCAAAAGTATTTGAAAAATTAAAATTACCTTTTGACAAAACAGAAAAAACTGGAGCACCAAGTTTTACAAAAAACTTTTTAGCAAACCATCCAAATGAAATTGCACAAGACATTGCAAATGCTAGAGAAATAAATAAAGCACATACAACTTTCATTGACACTATAACTAAACATTCTGTCAAAGGAAGAATACATGCTGACATAAATCAAATTAGATCAGATGCGGGAGGAACAGTTACAGGAAGATTCTCTATGTCAAATCCTAACTTACAACAAATTCCTGCAAGGCATAAAGAATTAGGTCCTATGATTAGATCAATTTTTATTCCAGAAGAAAATTGTAAGTGGGGATCATTTGACTATTCACAACAAGAACCAAGAATTTTAGTACACTATGCTAAATTACAAAATTTAGAAGGAGTAGATGGAATAGTAGAAGCTTATCAAAAAGGTGATGCAGACTTTCACCAGGTAGTAGCAGATATGGCAGGCATTGAACGTAAACAAGCTAAAACAATTAATTTAGGTTTGATGTATGGTATGGGTAAAAATAAATTAATGGCTGAATTAGGATTAATGAAAGATTCAGCAGAAAAATTAATTCAACAATATCATCATAAAGCTCCATTTGTAAAAAAACTTATGGATAATGTTTCTAGAAAAGCAAATGATAGGGGTAAAATTAGGACTTTATTAGGTAGAGCATGTCATTTTGATTTATGGCAACCAGTTCAATTTGGGGTATTTAAACCATTGCCATTAGAACAAGCTAGAAAAGAATATGATGAGCCATTAAAACGAGCATTTACTTATAAAGCTTTAAATAGATTGATACAAGGATCGGCTGCAGATATGACAAAAAAATCTATGGTATGTTTGTATGAAAATGGTATAATACCACATATTCAAATTCACGATGAAGTGGATATTTCTGTTGAATCTGATAAAAAGGCAGAAAAAATTATTGAAATAATGGAATCTACTGTTGAGTTAAAGGTTCCAAACAAAGTAGATTATGAACAAGGTAATAATTGGGGTGAGATTAAATAGGAGTATGAATGGCTTATTTAAACATAAATGTACCTCCAATTTATTGCAAAATAAGGAAGGAGTACCTGTATGATTTTAAAAAACATCATGGCGAAAGTGAAGATTGTGTTATCTTTGGTTTGGCAAGCATCTCAGGACGTGCTCTCTTATTTCACATCATGCTACCAAATGGTGCATGCTATTGGCGTTTGCCTATCTCAGCGTTTTTCCAAAAAATGTACGATAGAACCTCTGTGCCGGATATGCAGGCAAACGAATTACAATTGTGGAATTGTTTTAGTTATTGGCCTAGTATTCATAAGTTTGATTGGCTGGCTGATTTAGATGGTAAATTTTTAGGTAAAGATAAAAAATTTTATCACGGACAATACCTATTTACTATTGACTGGGCACACCCAGATACTAATATATTGAATGTTGAACATTCTGAAATACCTCAAGAGCATAAGTGTGCGCATGTATTGGCTCTTGCTAACGGCAATTATGCTGCTCAGCCTAACAATCGTATTTTGTGGCACGTTAATAGTTATACAACTGATGACAGTTGGCCTGACTATAAAGTCCAAAATACAGTGTGGGACGTCGAAGGTTCGGATTGGATTACGGAAGATTCGGACAAAATGTTTTATAAAATAGAAACAAAGGATTAAAAATGAGCCTAAATAAACAACTATGTGTTGAATGTGGGCACAGATGTCACTGTGTAGGACAAGGATTTTATGTTAATGAAGATTTTTGTGATTCATGTGATTGTTTGGTCTGTGTTCATGAAATAAATGAACCCGTGGAGGAAAAAATGAATTGGTTAAAAAAACAATGGAAAAAGTTTGTTGACTGGTTATTTGACGGATTTTATAAATAATTTATGTCAAAGATAAATGAAGAAACAGCTGTAAAAACCGATCTTAAAACAATCGGTATGATCATTGCTGGTGCAGGTTTGGCAGTCTATATGTACATTGGTATGACTAATACTATTAATACATTAGAGACAAGACTTCAGTTAATGGAAGCAGATTTACTAAAGAAGGCAGATCAAGTACCTGTTGACAAAGAACAATTTTTTTTGTTAGAGGCACTGGCAGAGGACACTGAAAAACAACAAAAGCTGTTAGATGAAAACATACACGTTAAAGTTATGTTAGAAGCAGCTAGACAAGATATTGAAAAATTAAAAAAAGATGTCGAGAAGCTTAAAGACGCAACAAGAGATATTCAATTTGGCAATGGCAATGGAAACGGGTATTAACGCAGGGACCTTCCAGGAATACGATTATACTTGTGAAGATTTTGAGTGTGAGTGGAAACAGATAACTGAATATTGGAGGAAGTAAAAACTAATGGCAGACAATAAATCATCCGCAGGAACAGAAGTAGATCACGGTTCAGTAAAAAAAGATAAAAATTCCGTATCCGCTGGAGTTGGTGCAGAGGCAG